CCCGTATGGCAGGTATACCTGCCCCTCTGGTGTCTAGAAAAACCATCACAAAAGGATGGATTAAGATCTAGCTCCAATACATGAAGGCGTCGAGCCTCCTATATGGACTCTCTTCTTTGAAGGGAGAGAGCCGCTACGACATCATAGTGGTAGAGGATGGTCACCCTGCCGGGAAAACAAAACACCCGGCAGGTAGAGAGACCATCCGCCATTATATGATACGCGTCGCAGCTTTGTGCTCGTCTTTCGACGAAAGGTGAAAGGGGAAGAAGATGATACTCCCCGTAAAGCCCCTCGCATCAACGCTACATTGTAGCCTGTAATAGCCCGTACAGAAGAATCCCGTACAGGTTTATGGACAAGCTCTAACCAGCTCCACGATTGCAATTCTCTATTGTATCGTGAAAAAGGCGAGAGCATGAACTCATCAATGGGAACTTCAAACGCCGAATCAGGTTGCCCTTTATAAGGACGAACAAAATTCAGAGAATGAGGAACGAGAGAGCGAAGAAAATCGACGCCCTCCTCCAGAATCGCCTTAATCGACGGTTTCTGGCCAGCGATGTTACAGAACTTGAAAATGCTTTCAAGAGAATCGAAGGCAAAATCAAGTGTGATGGGACGTACGTCTTCACCATTGAACCAATCTGCTCCACAGGACTCTCGGAATGGACCTTGTATAAAGGTCTTATTTCGATTCGCCTCAAAACCGCATACTTGCAGCAAACTAAGTACGCGGTCAGCAACGCTGCGCCTAACGATAATATCGTCTCCGTAGACTGAAAAGTCGTCTGGTTTCGATATCTCGCGATACGCGACGTGGCAGAGGGACGCAAATATAAGCGTCTCTAGTGGAAAGCAGAAGCCATTACCCATAGACACAAACTTTTCATAAGGAGCAATACGCCCCTCAATCAAGTAGTGTTTGGACCTGATCTGGTTTAGAAAATCAAACCAGTCAGGAGGGAGCAAGTTACGGCAGAGACCTATCGAAATGCTATCACTAGCACTCGACAAATCAATGGTAACATAGGGATCGGCATCCAGATCTTGTATTGACCCAAATCGGGCCAAGCCTTGATTAAGAGACTGATCCTCCAGATCGATACCGACGCGTTTCAAACGTTTCCGTAAGAACACGTCTATACCTTTCTGGACATACCCATTGAGTAAGGGCTCGACAGCTATTGTCCTTTCGGTTTTAACTGTCTTGGGCACAAACGCAATTTTGTTGTGGTCTACCATGCAGGTGCGATCCCCAAACCTCTCGTTAAAGAGGGTCGGAGAGTGCGAGTAGAACTGACTTCCTGGAGCTGTGTTTAGCAGCTCCATGAATAGGTTGTCAGTCATCATCGCAGCGCGTGCATAATAGAAAGCGCCCGGTGTAACGGACCAACGAGAGGCAAGAAGTTTTCTTGCATCGTTGGTAGCATTCCCGTGTATACCGATTGAGGCGCCAGGTCCAAAAGTGCACTCATCCCATATGTCTTTAAGGGATAAATCCCCTAGGACATATGAGATCCACGAGCGGGAAATTTGCAAATCCTTCTCGTAGGGACTCCTCAAAGAATCGAAGAGTTTGAAACGCTTATTTACTCGTGAGCATTTCCGCTCACTTTTAAGAAACGTTTCAAGTGCCTTACCCCTAGGGTCTGTTTTTACCAGATCCTGAGGGAACG